GCTTCCGCGATCCACGCATCTTCAGTAATAGTTGGTGCAGTTTTGCATGTCAATTCGACGTACATGTCCGAGATCAAATCACCATTTCTGGCGACCGTGACGGAAACGCGACCGGAGGACGCGGCAGTACCGTTGACAGTTTGTTCGATGTTTTCCATCGCAAAGTTAGTATGGCGTTTGTAAACAGCCTGGAAGAAAGTGACTTTTGGGTTACCAGTCAAGTAGACATCTTGGGCGCCGTAGGCGACGAGTTGCATGAGACCACCGGCCATATTGTTTGTTTTTGTACTATAGGCTGAGATTTTTTTTTCGGGTGAAACCTGCGAAAAAACCCGACCCCATTTTTCCTGGTACATATAAATGACCGACCAAGAAGAAACACTTCTTGAACCAACCGAAGAAATTGAGGAAAATAGCGAAATTGAAGATCAAGAATCTATAGTCGATGAACTTGAACTTGAACTTGAAATGACCGATGACGAAGACGATAACATGTTCGAAGATGAACCATATATGATGGATATGGGTGGACTCTTAAGTTCGGTCCTCGCCACCGAAGAAGGTGATACCGTATGTTCCGCACTGGTAAATATTTCCAGACAGATGGAAGTTCAAAACAAAATTCTTATAAAAATGTTATCTCAGATGCAAAAAAATTAACTTAGAAAAATAATCCATATGTAATAAAAGAAAATGGAGGAAACACATTTTATTAGTTCGGAATCAAATCAACGTGAATCCAATGCTATTATGTGGTCTAACCAGATTCAATCACTCAACCCTGAAGAGTTTATGCACCTTCTATCAGAACTAGAAGATATGTGGGACATCAATACTACGGATAATAGTATGATATCGTTCCAACTTGGATATAAAAACTTTATAAATCCTCAGGACCTCGACCCTGAAACGGGATTACCCGTTCGGTTTGACGTTGAACTTGTTTCTGGAAACCAATCAAGTCGACGATGCATGGCAAATTATTTTTAGAGCGGCGCGTATACATGAACGTATAAATAATCCGACATACGTTCCCATAAACCCAGAATCAGATCCATCTATTTTTAGGTGTTCAACTATGGAAAAGGTAGAGGAATTAGCACCGTACCAACAGGCCATTCTCGCGTGTTTGCAAAACCTTTACGAAACGAATGTTAAAAGATACAAAGGGTACTGTTGTACACAAATTAAGACCGAAGATGGTAAAGATACACGTGCATGGAAACAGGTTGAAACAATACAGGAATATGTTTATGGAGTTGCACAAAAAGAAACACGGTACGAACTTTGGAAAAATTTATCGAGTCGTGGATCGGCGTATAACGACGTTATTCGACACTTAACACACTGTAAAGATATGCAGTTTCCAGAGATTATTAAAAATAGGCATGTTTGGTCGTTTAAAAATGGAATTTTTATAGGTAAAGAGTGGTCTGCGCAAACGGGGCTTTATGAATCGAACTTTTATACATACGAGTCGCGTGAATTTAAAAATCTTGATCAAACCATTGTAAGTTGTAAATATTTCGATAAGGAATTTACGAATTACGAACACCTCGAAAACTGGTATGATATTCCAACACCCTTTTTTCAATCGATTCTCGAGTACCAAAAGTTTGATTCAGATATATCCAAATGGATGTATGTTATGGGTGGTCGTTTATGTTTTGGTGTAAATGATATAGATACATGGCAGGTTATACCTTTCTTAAAGGGTATTGCACGTTCTGGTAAATCGACACTTATCACAAAGGTGTTTCGTAAATTCTATAACGCAGATGATGTACGTACACTTTCAAATAATGTTGAAAAGAAATTTGGTTTATCGTCTATTTATGATGCATTTATGTTCATAGCCCCTGAAGTAAAAGGTGATTTACAACTCGAACAGGCTGAATTTCAGTCTATTGTGTCTGGTGAAGACGTATCTATTGCCGTAAAACACGAAAAAGCTAAATCGTTTGAATGGACAACACCCGGTATTCTTGGTGGTAATGAAGTTCCAAACTGGAAAGATAATTCGGGAAGTGTTTTGCGTCGTATTCTTACGTGGAACTTTGGTAAACAAGTCAAGGATGCCGATCCAACGCTTGAATATAAACTTGACGCCGAATTACCCGTCATACTTCAAAAGTGTATTCGTGCTTACCTTGAATATGCGCAAAAGTATGCAGACCGAGATATTTGGAATGTTGTTCCGGAATATTTCAAAACAGTCCAGAAACAGGTTGCGACTGTTGCAAGTACACTCGAAAACTTCATGCAATCCACGGGTGTAAAATACGGGAAAGACTTATTTTGTCCACAAAAAGAATTTGTTGCGTTATTCAATTCACATTGTCAAGCAAATAATCTTGGTAAACCTCGTTTTACACAGGATTTTTACGTGGGTCCATTCAGTCAGCGTGAAATAGAAGTTCGTGAAGTAACACTTACATACAAAGGTCGTAATTACCCTAGACAGGCGTTCATATTTGGTGTAGATATAGTGAATGAAGATATTACATTTGGCAACGAATATTAATTAAAATATTACGTTAGATTAAGATATGGATCCCAGGCAATTCGTAAAAAATTCGAATATATCTATTCAGACTGAATCCAAGGTGGTACCATCTAAACAAAGTGGTCTTAAAATTGGAAAATTTCATCCAGGTATGTACAACGTCCTTGTAAACAAAAAGTTTTCAAAAGATGAAAAGCGTGTCGATTTACAATACATTTTAAAACAAAAACCAAAAGGACATGCTCAAATAGCACCCGGTTTAACATTAGATCTTAACGAGATTAAAGGGTATTACGGGAGGTTTCAGACGGGTGCCATACACACATCTAATTTTGGCTTAAAAGGTGATTTAAAAAAGGACTTCTTTTCGGTACAGTTAAGTGGGTACACGATGGATGGAACCGAACAAAAAAAATTCACATTTGTTATTTACAGTAATGGTAAAATACGATTTTCTGGTGGATTTTTAGGGTCCAGTAATCTTAAAAAACAACCCGAATCATTGCGTAAATATTTAATTGATACATATACACAAAAACAAGGTTTTTTATATAACGAAATTGAATATAACAATATTGCTGGTTTCTTTAATACAAACGTAAACTTTGATTTAACAAGAATTTCTCAACAAAATCCTATAAAAGCACAAAGTGTTAGTTACGAATCTGAATTGACACCCTTTTTATACATAACGTATAAAGATCATAATTTTGTTTTATCGACTAAATCGGGAAAACTTGGTTCGGGTGTCGTTCAAGTTCAGGGTGAAAGTGACCCGGATGATCTTGAAAATGCATATAAAGTAGGTGTTGATATGGTAAAACTACTCCATGTTTTAGGGTACACAATGGGTTTGGTAAACCGTAATGTAAATGCTCCAAAACTTCCTATGATGAAAAGTGTAAAAACGTCTACAACATGTCCTAAACCACGTCGCCCACCATGTAAAAATGGTTTTGAAGTTCGTAAAAACCCACAGGGGTCGGACTGTTGTTTTAAAATACCAAAGAAACGGGGTACATCTAAGAAAAAAAGTACACCTAAAAACGTTTCTATTTCTTATGATAAAGATGGTACAATGAAAATAGGTGGACGTAAATGTGATAGACTTACAAAACCTGTTTTACTCGACGTTGCTAAAAAGTTGGGTGTTGTTGGTATACGTGAAAAGAATACTAAAAATGTTATATGTTCAGCACTCGATGCAATTGAGAAAGGAACGTCTAACGTAAAGGTAGATGGAAAATTGTGTCGAACAATGAAAAAAGACCAACTCGTTGCAATGGCATTATCTAAGGGTATCACGATTGACGATAAGGATACTGTAAAAACACTTTGCCAAAAACTTCAGAATAAACCTAAAACACCTAAAACACCTAATACACCTAATTCACTTGCAAATGAAATGGAATACGCACTTAAAATGAAAAGAAGTCGAAACGTGACCAATCAAAAAAGAAAACTCAATGATACGGGTATAAGAAACGATCTCGTTAGAATGTACGGTAAGAAATGGATGACAAAGTATGGTAAAGTTATGGATTTGAATAAAGATATACGTGATGTAAAGAGAGAATTAAATAAAGCTGAAAAGAATAATTCTCTTAATGTCACATCACGTAATGGTGTTATAAGAAAGATGGTCGCGAACGACATCAAAAAAGCTATGGTCAAAAACATGAAACTTAACCAAGAAAATACACTTAAGAAAAAACTTCTCAGAAATGAAGCACAAAAGTTATACGGTAAGTTTGGTAAAAATATGGTAAATAACGTTATAAAATATGCGACGAATTTACCAAAAACATACCCTCTTAATAGTAGTAAAATAAAGAATTACGTTACAATAAAACGTCAACTTCAACAAAATACACCGTCAGCGTTAAAGAATAAACGCAAAAATAAATAAAAAGATGGACGATCCAAGAGAATTATTATTAAACCGTGTCCGGACTTTATTATAGATTATAAAGATCGTTGGGATAAATATATTTTGTCGAGCATTATAGATAGTATATTTTATACTTTAGCAGATTATATAAGCATTGAAAGAAAAGGTGGGACTACTATGGGTGAATTAGAAATTGAATACCATTGTACGGATGATTTTATAAACTCTGAAAATCCTAAAGACTATTTAGAAACATATCGCGACCCCGATGACCAAAATCTTATGCTATTCATATACGATAATATGTATAAGATGGAACCTGGAACACATCGACGTACACTTTTGTACCTTACAAACATACTATACTTCGATTTATAAGTTTATGTGGTTCGGAAATTTGTTTAAGGTGTTTCGCGTGATATGAAAAATCGTACCCAAGAAAATTATCTTTTATTTCTTTAGAAAGTCCAAATGCTTCAATTATTCTCGAGGTTTGTGTACACACGGATAAACGTTCGAGATTGAGAAATCTATCTTCCATCATGATAAATTCTTTAAGTGATTCGTCGGGTATACCATCCTTACGCATCTGTTCGTACATTTTTTTAGATTCACCATTTGACATGTGAAAGTATTTTGTTGAAAATCCAAGAATAGATACGCGTTCACCTGTAATATTATCAGCTTCTCGTATCATAATAAATATTACAATTATAAGTATAAGTAACCAAACTATGAACATACTATATACTATTCTAACATAATAAATAAATCTTTTATTTTATGAATAATATTAAATAATGCATCCTTATCTTCAACATTTTGAGGTTTTATAATTTCAAATTCAATTTGGTATGTAAATGGATCTTCTGAATCCATATCTTGAGTGTTACCAGAAATAGATGTCATATCAATAGATACATTCTTACGAATATATGATGTACGTGTTTTCGTTTTTTTACCATCCATTTCACTTTCATAATCATGTTCCATAGGAATTTCTTTACATACGGCAAACCGTATATCAAACGGTGTATCCTTGATTTGTTTAAAATCTTCGATATGTACCCGTTCTTTTTTCACGATAGTTTCCTCGTTTGTAGATTCATCTATTGTTATACGAAGATTATCCTTTTCACGGAAAAAGACGTCGGTTTGTGACGTTTCAATACGATCCCACCCGGTATATTTAGTAAGACCTTTCATTAGATTGATATACATCTTTTCACCTATATTCGTATCAAAGAATGTACCATTATATTTACCGAGACGGAATTCCATTTCGATATGTTCTTCATTCTTGTGTTTATCAAGGATGGGTTGAACGGTATCACAAATTTTATGAACGTTCATGTTTTCTTACATTTCTATATCGCGTCTTCTTCTTAAGCCTTTTTTATACACCTTTTTTAGATGCACGGTTTCACAAACATCGGAAATACGTGTTATTTTAATTCGGCTATACAGTGTTTTCTACATATACACGACATATCATCTCATATAGTACGAAATAAATACAAAGGTGATTGTTTATTTACAAAAATATACGAACACGTTGTACACGTTTACTTTTCAACACATGAAGTCAAGGTTTTTACACTCGAACCACTTTTAAACGAATTTGTTAAAATATTTCCGAGATTTAAAATTGGAGAACCTCATGATGCTCAGGACGCTTTACTATGTATTATAGACATACTCGAAAAAGAGTACCCTATAATTAAAGATCTCCTTTACGGCGAAACAACGCAAGTAACATTATCACCCGTGAGTAAAAATGTTATAAAAACGCCTTTTTGTATCCATATTTTAAATATGAAAAACGAAACAAAAAATATAGATGAAATGATAGAGGAAGGATATAATTGGAATATAATTGAAGGATATGTCGACAATGATAATGTGAAACACCA